GGACTTGTACGACGAGGTATTTGGATTCGGCGGTTAGGTTATACCCAGGTTGCCTGTAGTAAACGCTCCTGTTTAGGCAATCTGTTTTGGGCATCGTAGCAATACGGTGCCTATTTTTTTGACTTTATGTTGCTATATACTGTATACTACACTATGGCACATTATTTGCACGTTGAGTTAGCATCCACTTTTAAATTAAAATTCCGTATCCTGGCAACACCAGTTGCTGAACTATGGTGTGAACGTATGACTCACCGTGACACGTATCCATTAGACCATCCTGATAGATTCTACGGGTTTGATTCTCACGACATTGAAGTTGGCCGAGCTACGGCACAAATACAACAATGCATCAGTACAATCAATGGCCACAAAAAAATTATAGATCGGCCCTTTACCGATATACATGACCAAGACTGTTTGAATTATTTGCATAACATATTCGAACGTTATCACGGCTTGTTGGATCAGCAGACCCATGAGTATTGGCAGCACAGTCCCGACTCAGTTAGACGTGCGTTGGCAGAGTTGAACTTGGCAGTTCACCGTTGTGAAACTGTTGCTCGTGGCAATAAACCGAGATTTGTATGCACTTGGTTTGGTATGCCCAAGACAGAAACACTGGCAGCTGATTTAATCGCAGCATACGGAGAGCTGTCACCTGAGTTTGGTACTGTGTGTTTAAACTATGTAGAAATAGGAAAGACCTTGGAAGATCTAACCCAAGATCAAGATGAATACATAGCCGATGACGCTTTTAAGCCATTCGGTCACTACTCCGCAGACTTCGTAGTACGATTCTTTACAGAAAGTACACAAGCAGTTGATGCTAAATTGCAAAGAATAAAAGATTACTACAACAAACACATTGACTTTTTTAATAGACGCGGCTATAATACATTCAATGATCCTGTACTTTTACCGTATAGATTGCCGGTGGCAAAACTAGAAACAGATTTATCACAGGACAAGATCATAAAACAAATACAAGAACAGCAATACATTACCCGGGTTCATATACAATGACAACAGCAACTATAATCATACACGACGAAGTTAATATCAAGATTGAAGGACTAGATCTTGACACTCGTCGCAAGCTAGTAAACAAGTTCAAGTACCTTAATCCAGCTGCTCGTTATTTGCCGGCTGTAAGGCTAGGTAGATGGGATGGTAAGGTAGCATACTTTCAGATGGGAGGCAGCACCTATGTTAACCTATTACCAGAAATTGTGCCCATGTTGGAAAATGAAGGTTATGATATTGCACTTGACGATCGTAGAACATACAGTACTGTGTTTGAATTTGCCTTAATGGCCGAAGATACATTCAGTGATCGAGCATGGCCCGCTGGACATGAGCGAGCTGGCCAACCGGTTGTGCTACGAGATTATCAGATAGAAATCATCAACGACTTCTTAATCAACCCGCAAAGCCTGCAAGAAATTGCCACAGGCGCAGGTAAGACACTTATTACAGCAGCACTAAGTTGGCAAGCAGGCAATTACGGACGTTCGATTGTTATTGTGCCAAACAAGAGTCTAGTAACACAAACAGAAGCAGACTATCGTAACCTAGGCCTAGACGTTGGTGTATACTTTGGTGACCGTAAAGAATGGGGCCGTCGGCATACCATATGTACCTGGCAGTCACTCAACAACTTGTTGAAGAATACCAAGTCGGGCGAAGCCGAAGTCACCATCCAAGAGTTCCTGGAAGATGTTGTGTGCGTTATTGTAGACGAAGTACACATGGCCAAAGCAGATGCACTTAAAACATTGCTAACAGGAGTAATGGCACACATACCAATTCGTTGGGGACTAACAGGTACAATACCCAAGGAAGATTTTGAATTTCAAGCCCTGCATGTGAGTTTAGGCCCTGTAGTGGGCCGGCTACGTGCAAGCGAACTACAGTCGCAAGGTGTATTGGCACAATGTCATGTGAATATTGTACAATTAGTTGATCACGTAGAATACAAAGACTACCAAAGCGAGCTTAAATACTTGGTAACTACACCAGAACGTATAGAAGCTGTTGCCAAGTTGGTAGACAAGATCAAGGAAAGCGGTAACACACTTATACTTGTAGATCGAATCGAAACCGGCAAGATCCTGCAGACATATCTCAGCACACTGTTTGGCTTGTTGGGCGATAAGCCCGAAGCAGTATTCGTATCTGGTGCCACCAAGGCCACAAGCCGCCGGGATGAATACGATGAAATTGCTACGTCAACTAACAAGGTTATTATTGCAACATACGGTGTTGCTGCTGTCGGTATCAATATTCCTCGCATATTTAATCTGGTTATGGTGGAATCTGGGAAGAGCTTTACTAGAGTAATTCAAAGCATTGGCCGCGGTATTAGAAAAGCCGAAGACAAGGACCATGTTGAAATTTGGGACATTACATCAACTTGTAAATTTGCCAAACGACACTTGACCCGACGCAAGGCTTTCTACAAGGAAGCCAACTATCCTTTTTCAGCAGAGAAATTAGAATGGCAGACAACAAAATAACCCAATACCCGGCCAATATCTGTTTGGCACCATTTACATACTTGACATTTGATCCGGCAAATAATGTGAGTCCGTGTCCGGCCTTGGGAGGAAGTGTTTGGCAGTTTGGTGATCAGACCATACACAAGATTTGGACCAGCCCAGAGCTGACTGCTTTTAGACAAGACATGCTGGAAAATCAACGCCACGACGTGTGCAGTCGTTGTTGGGAAGAAGAAGCTGTGGGCATGCCCAGCCAACGTACACGCTTGTGGGACATGTCGTCTGATCCTGCTGGCACCAAAACCAGTATTTTAGAAACTGCGGTCACCCCGGCAGATGTGCTACAGCCAGCAACTTATACAAAAGGTCCCATGCAGCTGGCCATCAAGATCAGCAATGTGTGTAACCTACGTTGCCGCAGTTGTAACAGCAACGACAGCGTGACCTTGTCTGTGGAAGGTCGCTACTATAATGAAAATTATCAGTTACGTGACAATGTGTATTTTCAAGAAACAACCGCCAAGACTTTCAGTGACCATCAGATCGATGATGTAGTGGACATGTGCCACAATGTGAGACGTTTGGAATTTTATGGTGGGGAACCACTCTTGGACAAACAGTTGCCGCGCCTGTTACAAAAATTAATAGATCGCGGATACAGTCAACAGATCACCATCAACATCAGTACCAACATCACACAACCCTTGACCACCGGTTTAGTCAAACTGCTGTTGGCCTTTGAAAAGGTACAGATTAATCTAAGCATGGATGGTTGGGCAGAAAAGTTTGAGTACTTACGGCATCCCGGTAATTGGAATCAAGTTTACCGTAATGTATTTGCTTTTATCAAAGCATCTATTGCCAGTTCTGGGCGCATTAAACTGCTGCCAGTGATCACTGTGACCACAATGAACGTGCATCACCTGCCAGACTTGGTGGCCAACATGAAGCAGCACTTTAGGCTAACACCATTTTTAATCTTGTGTCGCAAGCCCTATTATTTCAGTGTCAGAAACATTCCTGATCCTATTGCACAAGAAATCATTGGCAAGCTAAACAGCTATCCGGATTACGACTTTGGCTCCATTGCTCGTGCCTTGACAGAACCTGCTGACATGGACATGTGGGAAGAGTTCAAATCCTGGACTCGGATGATTGATCAGTATCGTAAGGAAAGTTTTTCTGCCACCTTCCCTGAATATGCAGATTTGATTAAACGTCATGATCATTCAGCAAATTTATAGGTTGCATTACAGCAAATATCCTGCTAAAATAAACACATGCGAATACTCACACTTGACAATAATTGTCACTATGATTTAAATACACTACCGGAAGAAGTAGACGAGATGCGTTTTGCTATTCTGGACAATAGCGACCCACACAATCCTGACTATCATTACATACCTTTGATTTTTTTGGAAAGTTTCAACAGTCCAGCACTGGTATTACAGATTGGTGACTATACTATCAAGATGCCCATGGACTGGCGCATGTTGATTGGCGAGCCTGATTCAGGAGACCTGGAAGTGATACCCTTGACCAGTATCAACGATCGAGGATTCAAGGCATTTCAGTTCAATCCGCTAAGTAGCTTTAGTCCAACTTTTCCAGAGATTGAGATAGTGGATGTTTATCATGATGTAACCTGGTACAGTCCCAAATTAAAAAATGGACAGATGCTGGCAGTACCTTTGAATGATGAACACAAACCAGATTGTGTTTATTTTGTCAAGGACATCAGCAGGAATTGCGAAATTGTTGATTACTCAAAGGCCTGGTAATATGAAACAGTATGAAGATAACAGCACATCTGCACCCAAGATTGTTGCCAACCCAACAGACAAGAAAGAAAAGGATCTAGAACGACGAGTCAGAACTTTGGCAGACCAAGTGGTTGCTCAGCAACAACTCATTGACAGAATGCACAGAGATATAGTACGCTTACGTACTGCAATCAACGAGGTATCATCCAGGATCAAGTGATGACTCAGTCAAGTGATAAACTAAACATTGCCAATGAGATGAAGCAGTTTGACCTCAAGAACCGTGACTTCTACGATGAGCTAACCCCAGAAGAACGTAAAAAGTTTTCAAACTATCTCATGATACGCTGGGGCTCAAGTGTGCAAGGTTCCAGAGAACTGCAAGAGTATTATGTACAGAGTTGCAATCACTATTTCAACAAGAACTTCTTTGCCATTAATAAACATCCAAAACTGCAATGGCTATGTGCCACAGCAGTTAGTCCAGGTATGGGAGTACATCGACATCAATGGATCAGTCCCAAGAAGAAAGAAGCCAGTGCCGGCACTGTGAGAAAACAGTTGACCGAGCTGTTTCCAAACATGAAGGATGATGAACTTGCTCTCTTGGCCAAGATCACCACCAAGCAAGAACTCAGCGAATACATTCGAGATCACGGCAACGAAGTTAAAAAATGAAATTTGAATGTCAATACTGTAATAGATCTTTTGTGAAAGAAACTACGCTTGTGGTGCATGTGTGCGAGCAAAAAAAACGTTTTCAGAGCCAAACCGAAACAGGAATACAGATAGCACTACGTGCCTATCAACTGTTTTATCAAATGCAGAGTGTGGGACAACCCAAGACCTTTGATGATTTTGCACACAGTCCTTATTATCGAGCGTTTGCCAAATTTGGAAACTATTGTGTAAGCATACGTGCCATCAATATTGCACAATTCACACGCTGGTTGTTGAAGAACAACAAGAAAATTGACTACTGGTGTCGCGACACTGTGTACGGCGAATATCTTGCACAACATCTACAAGTGGAAAGTGCCACAGATGCTGTTGAACGAGCCGTTGAACACAGTATCAGGTGGTCGGAAGAAACTGGAAATCCTGCACAAGACTATGTGAGATTTGGCAACGACAATGTGCTGTGTTATGCTGTGACCACTGGCAGACTCAGCGCCTGGGTCCTGTACAATTCCAACTCTGGCGTTGAGTTTTTGGGACGTTTGTCATCTGAACAGGTGTCCATGATATGGCCATATGTGAATGCAGACTTTTGGCAAAAGAAATTTCGCGATTACCCCCAAGACACACTGTATATCAAACACATACTTGAACAGGCAGGATGGTAATGAGCGCAGACATTGACATTGACCTGCCGGATCGCACTGCCTTGTTGGAGTTGATTCCGCACATTGCAGCCAGACAACAGGTGCAACAACAGATTCGACGACACAATTCGGGCGTGTATGTGACAGCTATTCCACAAGATCCTGTCAATTGTTGTGCTGCCATCGATTATGAAACAGCAGAGCAACGTGGTTACTTCAAGATTGATTTTTTAAATATGAGTGTGTACAAGCTGGTTCGCGACCCAGAACATTATGAACACATGCTGGCACAAGAACCTGAATGGTCAAGACTATGGACAGATGCTGCCTGGGCCAGTCAGTTGGTTCATGTGGGCAACTATGTTGATCTGCTGCAGACCATGCGACCTGACTCCATTAGCAGAATGGCAGCATTTATATCTATAATACGTCCCGGCAAGGCACACCTGCAGAACAAGTGCTGGCAACAAGTATTTGAATCTGTCTGGGACGGTGATGATTCTCTTGGATACACATTCAAAAAATCACACAGTATAGGTTATGCCCAACTGGTAGCTTTGCACATGAATCTTTTGATGGTCTAGTTATTCCATTCTACGCACCAGCGTGATGCTTCTGCGTTTGCTTTTTCTACGTGTAAGGTCATTTAGACTGCAGATAGGACCGCACAAGATGTCAAGATCCTTGTTGATAAATGTTCTGCGATAGAATCTAAACGGTTCCCAGTCTGTTTTGAGAAAGATGTTGATAGGAACTGATCTATTACTTTCCCACCACCACACATTGGCCATTTCTAAAAATGATAGTTTTAGATCAACATCTTGAATCTGTCCAAAATCATAGATAGTGGTTATATTTTCGTCGCGATTTTGTACAATGCCCACATATTCCACACCGGCATATACACACAGTGACATAAAAGGATACTTATCAGTTAGTTGTTGTATTATGTTTATGCCCATAAATATTCAAGGAGATTTCTAATGTACGCGACCACTGCCTATTTATATCAACAAATTCAATCGGTTTTATTGATAGACATCAGTGGCGCATATTTTGACGCGAGGTGGGATCCAGTGTACGCAAAAAACTTAACTTTAAATCTGGGGGTCGATAATGTGATCCTATTCCAGTTTCAGAACCAAGATCAACGGCCGGTCAACATATCTGGTGCTACCTTTACATTTCGTATCATCAGTCAAAATGGCCAAGACCTCTTGTTTGCCAAGGAACTGGTGGCCTTGAATGCTGCCACAGGGCGAGCCAAGGTCACTGTCACTGCTGAGGAAACACAGCACTTTCAAGAACAACCTGCCAGCTACAGCATCGAAATATCATCTGGTGTATTAGATCAAGCTGTATTCACAGACGATCAAGCAGGCGCACGTGGCACAATCAATATTGTGAATTCGGTATTTCCGGCATTTACTGCCAGTCAAGTTCTAACTGTTCCTAGTCAAGCACCTGCAGGAAATGTGTATTATACCAGTACTGTGACCACTGATGGAGCACCGCTGACCACTTTTCAGTTGGACACAGCCAACATCACCGGCAATATCACAGTACAAGGTGCAACAGCTGCCACCTCAAACACAGTGGAATGGTACAATGTTCCATTTGAGGACTTGGCCACTGGCAACACTGTCAACCAACTGGACCTGACCAGCAGCACAGAAAGATTGGGTATCAATGTAGAAGGATTCCATCCTTACATAAGATTAGAACTGAACTTCAGCACTGGCGAACTAGCAGAAATACTTTATAGATGAAATTCAAAAAGATAGTGGGTTTTGGTGACTCATGGATCTGGGGTGATGAACTCATGGATCCTGCCTTGATCAACCATCCCCAAGCACATCCTGTCATACAAGAAAATACTGCATATCGAGAAAGCCATTGTTTTCTGGGCTTGTTGGGTCAACACTACGGAATACCTGTGGAAAACTTTGGCATCAACGGCGGCAGCCTGCAAAGCAGTATATGGACTTATCTGTGGTGGTTGGAGCACGAGCAACTAGCTCCTGAGGATTGTCTTGTCCTGGTGGGACATACTGATGCCAATCGTACAAGTTTTTATAACCCACGTCATGTAAGTTATTATGCTGATCCACTGTGGAATAGATATGTTCATAGTCAATGGATTCACAGTGGCTTTGAAGAAGAAGATCGAACCTGGACTCAGATGGTAAAGGCACACACGGTATTAACTGACTGCGATCAACTACATCAACTCAATTACAAGCAAAGTCTTAGATTTTTTGAAGGACAGCACCACGTGCTAAATCGCAACATTGTGCAATTCAGCACCATACAGGCTCCTGTGATTGCTGCTGCTGACAATTTGATTTGGCCAGACCAAAGTTTGAATTCCTTTATCTATCCCAACCCACCGTTGATGGCACCCCACGGTCATCCCAACGAAGCAGGACATGCGGTTATCCGCGATCACTTGATTCCCGAGATAGAACGTGTTATACTAGCTTGATGCTAGATATTGTTCAATACCTTCCCGGCAAACGTAAACAAGCAGGTTCAGGCTGGATAAGTGTAAACGGTCCTTGCTGTGTTCATAATGGCGAAAGTCAGGACCGGCGCCAACGCGGCGGCCTACTCAGTAGTCCCGAAGGATGGAGTTGGCATTGTTTCAATTGCAACTTCACAGCCAGCTTTATCTTGGGACGTAATCTCAGTGTCAAAGCACGTAAACTATTGACCTGGCTGAACGTGCCACAGGAAGAAATAGAGCGGGTCAATTTGGAAAGTCTACGGCATCGCAGCATCGCAGGACTAATTGATGATCGTCAACGAACTGCTGCTGCCATACAGAACATCCGGTTTGAAGAACGAGACATAGGCGGAGTTGAGTTTGTAACAGCTCACCATGAAGAAGTTTGGAAATACCTGCGACAGAGACTTGCACCCTTGGATTATCCTTTTATGGTTAGTGCAACCTTGAATTCAAGACCCGGCGTAATCATACCATTCACATACGATAACACAGTGGTGGGCTGTACAACCAGATTTTTAGATGAGCGTAAACCTGTGTGGGTAAACGATTTCCAACCTGGTTATGTATTTGGTACAGACCTACAACACGCTGATTGGCAGCATGTAATTGTAACTGAAGGTATATTTGATGCATTGAGTATCAGTGGGCTTGCACTCATGCACAATACAGTAAGTGATGCACAAGCAAGATTGATACGCAGCCTAGGTAAAGAAATAACAGTGGTGCCAGATCAAGATAAACCTGGCATGGAACTTGTTGATCGTGCCATGGAACTAGGCTGGGCTGTCAGTATGCCTGCATGGTCGGATTGCAAAGATGTAAATGATGCTGTAATCAAATATGGTCGACTGGCAACCTTGCTAACTATAATGCAATCAAGAGAAACAAGTCGAATCAAAATAGAATTGAGGAAAAGACAAATTGTTAAGCAATTACGGAGTTGATGTACAACGGCTTTTCTTGGAAATGATGATGCAAGATGCATCCAGTTATGTTCGTGTGCAGAACATTTATAATCCAGAAAACTTTGATCGGACACTGAGACCGGCTGCTGAGTTCATTATGACACATTGCAATGATCACAAGACCATGCCGGATCGTACACAAATTAAAGCAACCACAGGAATAGCCCTACAAGAAATACCAGACCTAAACGAAGGACACTTTGATTGGTTCCTGGAAGAGTTTGAAGGGTTTACACGCAGGCAAGAACTGGAACGTGCAATTTTAAAGTCAGCTGATTTACTGGAGAAGGGTGAGTATGCGCCAGTTGAAAAGCTGATCAAGGATGCTGTACAGATCAGCTTGACTAAAGATCTAGGCACAGACTTCTGGGCAACACCAAAAGAAACACTCAACAAGTATTTCAACAAGGGTGGACAGGTTTCAACAGGATGGCCGCAGATGGATCATATCTTGTATGGTGGATTCAGTCGCGGAGAACTAAACATCTTTGCCGGAGGATCTGGGTCAGGCAAGAGCCTGGTCATGATGAACCTGGCACTGAACTGGCTGCAACAAGGCTTGTCCGGCGTGTATATTACACTGGAACTGTCGGAAGAATTATCTACATTGCGTACAGCAGCCATGTTGACAGACATGAGCACCAAAGACATTCGACGTGACTTAGATACCACCGAACTCAAAATTAAGATGGCAGGAAAGAAAGCTGGCTCGTATCGCATCAAGAGTTTGCCTGCACAGAGTAATGTAAACGACATACGCAGCTTTATCAAAGAGTACGAAATCCAAACAGAATCAAAGATTGACTTTGTCATGATCGACTACTTGGACTTGATTATGCCTGTGTCTATCAAGGTCAATCCCAATGATCAGTTTATCAAAGACAAGTACTCCGCAGAAGAATTACGTAACTTAGCAATTGAATTGGGTGTGTTAATGGTCACAGCATCGCAGCTTAACCGTAGTGCTGTAGAAGAAATTGAGTTTGATCATAGCCATATTGCAGGTGGTATCAGCAAGATCAACACAGCTGACTTTGTGTTTGGTATCTTTACAAGTCGTGCCATGAAAGAGCGTGGTAAGTATCAGATGCAATGTATGAAATCACGCAGCAGTCAAGGTGTCGGTAACAAAGTAGATCTAGACTACAACATTGAAACCATGCGTATTACCGATGCCGGTGTTGACGAAACAGGACATGCATTTGGCAACGGCGGACCACCTAGACCCAGCATTCTGGATTCAATTAAAGCTCGCAGCACTGTCGCACAATCCAACAACCAAGACACACCCAAGATAACAGCGGACCTACAGAACACCAAACTCAAACAGTTGTTGGGTACAATCAAACAAGGTTGACACATGAATTTGATCTGTTTCCCTCATTACACCTGCGGCGGCCTGTTGTGCGACATCATGGAAGATACCATGAGTGAATTTGCTGACAATGGCGGACTAGCAAGTCCCACACACAATGTTGGCAAAATTGGTGATTCTGTAGACATATTTACAGACTACAATGTTGACGAACTTATGAATAGAGTACAGCCCTGGATGGAATCCAGCAGATGGATAGGGACACATTGCTGGCCCGGCCCTTTGCCCTTGGACCAATTTGAATTTGTTATCAACATCACCACCACTACCTATGCCAGCAAGATATATCGTTGGTATAGAGCTTATGAACTGTTGTTTTCTCCTGCATGGCAACACTTGTCTGGAGAAGAGTTAGTTGATCAAATAAAACAAAAGGCCAAATTTTATCTCAAAGCAGCAGAACCTGTGATTGCACCCAATGTGTTAAATTTAGAATTTGCTGATGTGGTACATCAAACTGAAGAACTAGCACAAGCCTTGGACAGAGGGCGTGTTG